CCTAATTTGATGGTTAATACACCATTATTCATTTTTGCCTCATCAATGATCAAATCACTGTGTAGTGCAAACTGCTTGAAAAATTTTTTAGCAGTCAATCCTTGATGAATATAATCTTTATCTTTTTCATCAACTTCCCCTTGTATAGTTAAAACACCTCTTCGGTATTCAACTTCAACATTTTTCTTGTCATAACCAGCAAGTGCAAATTCTAATGAGAACTTACCTTTACCAGTTTTAACAATGTTAAATGGTGGGAATGATTTTGGTTGCTTGAGCATAAAATCAAACATTTGATCAAATGCTTCGTCGAACGTGTTTGTGAAGTTTTCGATGAATTTACCATGAAAATCATCAATTATTTTCGGGTACATATTTTCTCCTTTTTAAGCGAGTTAGTTTGGTCTAGCGTTTTGCTACAACCAAAATAAATATAGGTTAATTTCTTAGGTTGTCAAGGTTGAGGTCAGTTTTAATTGCATAAGTAAACCTTAAATTATTAAAATTAAAGTGATCCTCTGCTTTATGTTCTATTTTCGCAGGAAAAACTATAAGTTGATTCTGAACGTAATTTAAAATTTTTACCTCATTGTTAATTATAAATGACGTGCCACCCTTAAATTTTACATCCCACTTATTTGGGTAAAATAAAAAAGTCGTTGTTCCATCATCTGTATGCCATTTACCACCATTATCTTGACCACTATTATGTACGTTAACGTAACTTCGATAAATATGAATTTTTGAAAAATTAAATTTGTGAAATGTTTTTTCAACAACTAAATAATTTATTTTTTTAAAAAAATCATCTTCAGCAGTGTTTTTAGTAGCATAAAAATTAGTTACATCTTTTGATCCATGTATAAAATAGGGTAGAACATACAAATGTTTATTTAAGTCCCAAAGAACTTTCTCATCTAAAATATCATTAAAAATGAACATTATTACCCCGCTTCGCGGTCCATAGTCAACACTTGTTTCACGTCAACTATTTGTGGTATTAAATCTGGATCAACCGGAGTAAGTTGTCTCTCATGATACAATCGTAGTATCTGCACCAAATCTTTACCAGCGATGTTGCCTTTCCTATAATTAAAACTTGCGGAGCAAAAAACTATGTTTTCTTTAGTATAGCCACGGTTCGGATCTAATCGGTCAACGCTTACTCGATTACTGGTTTGCATTAAGGAAGATGTTTGCTGATAAAAACATAAAGGAGCTCCCGTATAAGCACAATATGCTCCACCATATTTTTTTTTATGTTCCAGCCAAAGATTCCAAAATTCTTTCCACGTCAAATCAATATCATAAATTCCAAATAAATGTTTAATTGAAAAAGTTTTATTTTTAGTATTGTTATAAATGTCGTTTAGAGCGCTTTTTTCAGTGTTTTTATATTTTTTTTCAGTAAAAAAATATTTTCTCATTTTTTTTGAACTCTGCCTTGTCGTCCTCGTTCCATGTCCTGCCATCTACATTGAATAGTAAGTTTGCCGGTATCTGCCCAAATAACTATGTCATGGCCATAGGGTTTGGTATGTATCCAATGTTGCCTATAGGTAGGCAAACTAATAATGTTTTCTATTTTTCTAACTTTATTGTCTTTCATAGCAAATTTTATGTTGACCAAAATCAATTTTGTTAAAATTCCATTTTCTAAGAACTTTTTCTATCAATTCATAATCATAAAGTTTATAATCATCAAGAGCAAATCTTGTATTTTTTTTAGATCTGTCTGCAAAAAATATTACTTCGCGAAGCACATCTTTTGTAGTGTGTGGACCGTCAAAATGTATAAAATCATATGTTGTAAGTAATTGAAATACCGAATGTTCAAACGTTGGAACACCATCCAAGTAACGTTTCATAAACTCAATATCAGTAAGTTTAAATAATGTAAAATTTTTGTATTCTTTAAAATCTTTTACACATTGTTCATACATTTCATTGGTGTAATCCGCTTGATAGGCCCCGGAACTATCATAATGTTGATAATTCAAATTACCATAAGGATCTATACCAATATGGTAGTATGGTTTACCAGTTCTATGTGTAATAACTTCGTCCATGATAATTTTAGAACCAAGTCCTTCACGCACACCTATTTCACAAGTTAAAATATATTCTTGATTTAAATTAAATTTATATTCTTTAATCCACTTTTGCAGCAATTCGTATTCTGAGCTATCTCCTCGAATCATTTTTTTTAAAAAATTTCCAATAACTTTTAATATATTTAATTTCTTTAGTTTCAAAATAAACTTTACCTGATTTGATTAATTTTTTATAGTGAAATTTTATAAATGCAGGATCATATCCTGCTAAATTGCAAACCATATTAAAATCATCTGTGCGATTTATAAACCAATCATGGGCTTTAGATTTTAAAACTGCGCTTACGCGAGTGGCGTTCGTGTTCATTGCATCCTCAAACGCTAGTGATAACACCGCTCTAAATAATTTCATCTCAGGAGGGATCTCCTCCTGGAGATCTGGCTCCATTTCGATCATAGGTTGTCGCTACCTAAGAATTATAGGCCAGTCAAGGTAGAATTAATCCCCAAAATTACCAAAGCATTTTGGGCAAGTAATATGCTGTATTTCGTTTAACCAAATGTAATGGTTGCCCTTACAAGTTTTACAAATGTTTTTTTCTTTTCTTCGTTTTTGTAACTTGCTCGGTGCGTACTCCATTAGATTTATGATATTTTTCTCTCCAGTTTTCAACAGATATTCCCTCCTTATCGGCTACCTCTTTTATTTTATCATCTACAATCGTAGATATAATAGCCCCAGGTCTTAAATATTGATACTTATCTAAATTTTTTAAAGCCCAAATATCTTTCCATGACCGTATATTTACTGCCATAGATTTCCAACGTGATGTGTCCATTATTTATTATTAAAGTAAATTAAAATAATAGTGCTCAGTAAAGCTATAATGAAAATTTCTTCCCAAAGTAACTCTTGAAACAATTCTATCATTTTAATTGTTGTTGTTTTTTAACTATATTACCATTTTCATTTTTATACAAATGAAAATATTTTTTACCATCAAAGTAAAAACCGTCAAATGTTAATTTACTTTTCTTCTTTAATCTGAGTTTCATAGATTTTTTCAGCTGTCCATTTCATAATAGTTGTTACAGGATTATAATTGTCTAACTTAATATTACTACATTGAGTTAAAAGTATAAAAATAAACAAATATTTAAACATCTTTCATATATGTTAGTTTATGACCAACTGAACAACATTGAGTAAGAGTTTGGTGTTCCTTATCAGTCGTAAGTCTTACATAGTCATCAGAATTAAGTACAACTCTTACATTGTTCATTTCTGTTGTAATTACTTTAGGTTGCACGTCTGTTGTAAAAAAATCTCCATTAGGCATTATAATATCTAAAGAAAGAAAAGCATAGGGATCTTGCTCATTAAGTTTCTTGACAAAAGAAGCAACAGTTACGTTAGACTTTTCCATTTTAGTCATAATGTCTAAATTCCTTTTTGATTTTCCCATTTAATTAATATTTCTTTTATAGTTGGTTCGTTTTTTAATATCCAAAAAACTCTAAGTCTTTGTAAAAAGTCTGGATATAGGCCTGCTGGATGACTTTCAATGTAATATTTTTTACCTACATACTTTTTAAAGTTGTAGTACCATCTAATGCATTTTTTTATCATAATTAATAATGTTTTGTTTTTCCTCTAATAGTTTGATTTTTGAACCTAATGCTAATACTGCATCTTGCAATTCTTTTATGTCCCTCCTATGTTCTACGGATCGGTCCATAACAGAACTTATTAACTTATATAGTTCTTCTAGTATTCTCAAAACCTTTGTCATTACTACATATCTTATGTTGTCTTATCTAATAGTCAAGTATCTGTTTTAGTCCTATTGACAATAATATTGCAAACTATTGATATTTATGGTATTTATTTGCATGAAGTTGTATCGCTTCCAGGTAAGGATAATGGGACTATATATAAATGGTACTTGCCAAGGGTCTGACGACGATGAAGCCAAACGCAACTTCTTGAAAAACTTAGCTGACGGAAAAGTTTTTATTTCCGACAGCATACCTTATGTAAAAGATAGGGTATTTGTAAGTTATGAGGAAATAGAGGGTGATAATAACTGCTCAGTCTCTGTTGCTCAAAAAAATAAGCTTGGAGTCCAAGTGGAACCAATCTTATCTTGAGCAAGGGTGTGTTACACCAGAGATGAAATGGATAGATCTTGATTTGAAAAAAGTAAAAAAAGAAATGATAGATCTAGACTTGGTTAGTGCAAAAGAAGAAATTAATAAAGAATTAGATTACGCTTCTTAAGGCACTTTAAAAAAATAAAATAAACGTAAGTTTATTATGCGCTATCTTTCGCTCTAAGATATTTCAATTCCAGGAACTTCAATTGATTTGTATAAAACTTTACCGTTAATGTATTGTTTAACTTTTTTATTACAAATATGACAAACAAAAATTTGTTTTTTAGGAGTGTCTATAAAGGAAGAAAAATTTTTACATTCAGGACAAATACCAACATTAACCTTTATACTTTCTAATTTCATGTTTTATCTCGCATTTAGTACATGCAAGTATACCATCAACCAATCTTAATTGGAAACCAGGGTTTTTATTGCCAGTATTACCACAATATTCGCATCTTGCTCCGCGTTTTTGTACGATATCCATTAATTTTTTTAATTCTTTACTTTGATTCACCCCAAGAGCTCCCTAATTCTGCATCAACTTTACTAGGAACTAATAACTTGCAGCAATTTTCCATTAAACCAATAATATTTTTTTTATCCTGATCAGATTTAATATTAAAACACAATTCATCATGTACCTGAATTATAGGTAGATAACCTGCTTTAGCACAATCTATCATTGCTTTTTTAGTTTGATCTGCTGCAGAACCCTGAATTAATTTATTCATTGCCTTATATGTATTTGCACGCTTAATATTTTTTCTACCAAATTGAAACTCGGCGTCTTCAAGTGTCATTGCCTTATTAAATCCTATTGTTAGTGGCTCCCATAAATTAAATCTACACCGTCTACCACCAAAAGTAATAATATAACCTTTTGTATCTGCTACTTGCATAACTTTTTCTGATAATTTTTTTACAAATGGTACTCGTTGATGGTATGCAGCAAGGATTTGTTGTGCTTGATCGTAATCAATACCAAGCTCTCTCGATAATTTTTTTATACCCATACCATAAAACAGGCCAAGATTAATTGTTTTAGCTTGTGCCCTTGGAATATTTGCCATCTCTGCCACAGTTTGATGAAAGTCTGCGTCCTCTTTCTCATATGCACTTATCAATTCGTGCGATCCCTCATATCCCTCACCAATTGAGGCAGCATAGTGTACTACTAGCCTTGGTTCTTGCTGTGAATAATCAAAAGATCCCCAAGAATGATCAACATCTGGCAAGAATAATGACCTAATTAGTGGTCCTAATTCCTTATTTCTTGCAGGAACTTGTTGTAAATTAGGGTTTGAGTAGCTTAATCTGCCTGTAACAGTCCCACCACCATCCCCTTTCAGTTGATGTATCTCAGCATGTATACGTCCTTTAAATGAATATTTTAATATTGAATCAATGAAAGCACTATAAAACTTATTAACCTCTCTTACCTCTTTAATTAATTTTGCAATAGGTTCTTTACAGTTTTCCAACCAGTTTGATGTAAAGGATGGCTCTTTTGTTTTTTCTGTAAGTGGATATTTTATTCCTAGTCTATCAAAAGCAACGGACACCGATCGTGCTGCCCAAGGATCTACATTTACTCCCGATATTTTTTTTATTTCTTTTAATATTTCTTTCTCTCTTACTATAAAATCTTTTTTCATTTGTTCAGCTTTATCTAAATCAACTCTTACGCCATGCTCTCTCATTTTAATTACATAGGGTAATAGTTCCATTTCTGTGAGCCAGATATCAGTTAAGAACTGTCTACGTATTTCTAATTCAAAATAATTCCAGAGTTCTAATGTAAGTTGTGCATCTTGCTCCGCATAAAAACCAACATACTGTGCTGGCAATCTCCAAATATCCGCTTTCGCGTCCAATCCCCATTCTTCTGCGCGCTGCTTTAATTCAGTCTCGGCTTTCATCTTACCTAAATAATCTTTGGCTAAGTTATTAAGACTATAACTAAATCTATTCTCATCCACCAATGCTGCAGCAATCATTGTATCTACAATTTTACCATTGATCGTGTAACCGTAAGATCTAATCCAACCCACATCATACGAAGCGTTATGAAATATTTTAGTTGATTCTGTTTTAAGAACATCTTGAAACCATTTTAAGACCATCTTTTTATCCATATTACCACCAACATCATGAGCTATTGGAAAATATCCGTTGAAGTTTGCCGTTGCTATTGCAATACCAACAATCTCTCCATCTTTTCTTGGCCAACCAGATCCAAATGTTTTTAAGTTGGGGTCTTTAGTTTCTAAATCTATTGCTATTATTTTTTCACTACTTAAATCTGGAAATGATTTTGGTGTTGCCCAATCATTTTGTTGATAGATAAAATTTAATTGGTGGCTCATGTATAATCTCTTTTGATAATCATTTCGATGTAATGAATTGCTTTAAGTAAATCTTGTTTCTTACCTTTATCTTGATGCCTCGTAATATACTTAATAGCATTTCCCTCTGCAAAAAGTAATTTATTTTTATTAATAAACTGTGATGGTTGGATTGCATATTTTTTATAATGTGATCCACCCACTTGTTTTTTAAAAAAACTTTTATTCGTCATAATACATTTGTTTGTATTGATTGTAGATTTGAACTAAAGGAAAACTGTATTTGTGAGATGTACCTAAAATTATTAAATTCTTTTTTGGTCTTGATGCTCCAGTGTACCATACTCTAGCTTCGTTTGATTTAGCCTCTAAATTTTTACCATCATAGTCAGATGGCCAATTTGTTTTAGCATATAGTACAACATTATCCGCTTCGCCACCTTTGACTTGATGAATCGTATCTATTATAATATTTGCCTTAGTATTCAAGTCTATTTTTAATTGTTCCATCTTAAAAAAGTAACGTTTTTGGTTATCAGTAAATGACCTATTAAAAGCGTCATACCAAGGTTCCCTTTTTTTTGTTGTTTCTAAACCACCTGCTACTTGTAAAGTTTCAAAGTCCATTTGATAATCGGGGTCTATTGCTAACCAGCTTTTCGAATCAAGTTTTCTATAACCTCTGGCTATTTCTTGTATGTATTCGTAACAAAGAACAGCTTCATCTTTTTTTATCTTTTCTTGACGCATAAGTTTATTCCATATTTGAATAGCTTTATATTGATAAATATCAAAGGATTTCTTACCTTTTACATTTTCAAAATATAAACCCATTTTTAATGCTTCTTCCCTAAGTTCTTGAACACATTCTCTCACCCTAGCTAAAATGTACCATTTGCCAGGAAAAGCATTAAAAGGTATTTCCGTAAAACTTTTAAATAAAACAACATTACCTTCTCCTACACCACAATTAAAATCTTTCTCTTCTGAGTTTTTAATTTTACTTCGTATAAGTTTAGCAAAGTTTAATATTTGTTTATTAAATCTATGTGAATATTTTAGAACTACTTTACGACCTGGAAAGTCTTGAAAGAGTCTTACCAGAGCTCCATTCCATTCATAAATTGCTTGGTCATCATCCCCAGCTATGTAAACCCGCTCCGCGACCTCAGCAAGTTTATACACAAACTTCCATTGTAATGGAGTTAAGTCTTGAGCTTCGTCAATAATTAGTAGTTTAAACTTTGGTGGTTCAGCTTCGTCAATGTATTTTTGAACCATGTCAGTAAAGTCAACTCTATGCTGCACTTTAAATTCTTCATAGGACCTTATAGTATTTCTAAATTTTTCAAGACTTACTTTCTTTACTCGCTCTCTCCGGTATACAAGTTCAGGATCAATACACATATTTCTTGCCTTATCTAATATGCGAAGCGACCAATTTTTACGTATACGTATATCTGTGTAGCTGTCATCAAATTCTAAAGACACATTACCCATACCAGTTTCAAATTCCTTAATATCTCCATCATCATCCATTACAGGTATTTCTCTGAATCGTTGTCTACAAAAACTATGGATTGTTCTAACGTTTGCTAATTCTTCTCGTTGTATAAATGGAAACTTAAATTGAAATCTATCTATTGCTTCTTTAACTGCTTTTCTTGTAAAAGAAAAATAAGCAATCTCATACGGTTTTATACCACGTTCTAGATAACGTTCGACTCGGTTTAATAATTTTGTTGTTTTACCTGTGCCTGGCGGACCAAATATTTTTATAGTTTTAAAATGGAGTTTTCTCATCATTACGTTTTGATACAAAATCAACTCTCTTAGGTTTGATTTCAACTTTTTTAGGTTTTTCTATGCACCAGCAACGTAAATTATTTTTCATAGTAGAGCTAGCACCTCCATTTTTAAGATAACGAATAACTTCTTGATTCGTTTTTCTTCCTTTTTTCTTTGATAAAAATTCTTTGAAAGAATGTAAATTAAAATAAAATTTATTATCTTCTTCATAAATATAACCAGCTTGTATTTGTGTAAGATCATCTCCTGGCTCACACTCTTGTAAAAACATTCTTGAATAATAGTCAAAATCATCTTGTTCAACTTCCCCTGGTTTTATGTCTTTAACAGTTTCTTGCTGGTCTTTTAATTTTGCAAGAAATAAATTCCAATCTTTTGCTTTCAACGATTGCCAAACAATATCTGCTTGGTCAAATAATTCTTCTTTAAAAAGTTGCTGCTGCACAATTTGTTTACCTAGTAATTGTATTTGTTTACCCTCAATAGATAGTACATAATATGGTGGTTCAGTATTATATTTTAATAAACCATCAACCGTTGGAATATATTGTTCAGGGCCAATACCATATTTTCTTTTTTTACACTGTTCTTTATTACAATATGTTTTTGCTATTTCAGTATTACACAAATAAAAATATTTTTTTTCTTTTACTTGATTAATAATAGTTTCTAATTCTTGATCTGTTTCAAATGGTGGACTAAAACAATTTTTATTTCTCTCATATACTTCTTTGGTAACTTGTTGTGGATTTTTTAAATATGCTAACACAGCAAGGTTAAACATAGCATTGTTTCTATGACCTTTACCAACTTTATTTAAAATAAAAGCTTGTGTGCAGGGTGGATATTCATGCCACTCAGGTTCACTTGAGTTTTCAGTTTTATTGGTTTGTGATTTAAGTTTATGAAATTGATGCGGAGTTATTCTAAATGGTTCAACAAAATCAAAAAATTCTGATAAAGAAACAGCTGTACCATCATCACGTAATGCATACCTTGTAGTATAATCTTTGTTTGCACCATGATAAGGCATGTTAACACATTTACCAACTTTCCACTCACCATCTTTATCTAATGTAATTTCATCTTCATTTGGAAACTTATCTGCACCAGTTCCACCAAAACCTAAATCTGCAGCAAGCTCATGAATTTTTTTTCTCATATCAGCTGCTAACACAGTACCTTTAATGTGTAAGAATAAATGCAGCCCTGATGTTTTTGATCTATAAGGTACTAAAGGATATTTTTTTTCTCTAACTTTTTTAATAGTAGGAACAGGATCTTTATGATAAATTTCATTATCAACATCTATCACACCCCAGCTACAGGTCCCGTCCCTACGAGTAGGGACAAGACCTATGCTAATGGAACCACTTAAATGTTTCTCGATAACATCTTCAGTGACTGTTTCCTTGAATCGTAAATACTTACCCTCGGTTTTGCCATCACGTTCACGGTGAGCTTTTTCTTCGAAGGTATAATAGTTCTCTCTTTGACAATCAAAGACTTCAAGAAAACGTTTTGCAGACATTTACTAAAACGGTGTTTTTTCACTACCTTGCGAGTTTGCGGACGTTACCCCGTTAACTACCGTTTTATTTTCTGCAAGACCTTCTAGGTTAAGTTCGCGCTTTTCAGCGATCATAGAATCCCTAAGCTTTTGAGACTCTATACTTGCATTGGAACTTGCCATTCCTACGAAGTTTATAACCCAACCGTACCAGCTACCTTTATTATTTTTCTCTAGTGCGGTTGTTAGGCGGTAAACCTGTGCATGATTTGATAACTGTATTTTTTTTCCATTATCAAATGTATGCGATTTCATTAATTGACTTGCATTCCACTTTGTTGATTTTTTAAGTTGAGTTTTACTCATACAAATCAAACCAGTTTCAGCTGGATTGCCACTCTCATCAAGTCGTAATACATAATGATGAGCAGTAGTCACAATGACATTACCGCTAGGTAATACGTTTTGGTTATTCTTATCTTTTACTGTTTGACTAAGAACATTTTCTCTAGGAGAATGTCTGCCAACAGGATAATTAGAATCACCCCTTTGTTCCCACTCCAAGTCCCACATTTGAAGTAATGATGGAATAACCAAAATACCTTTTTGGCCATCATAAAATTCATCTTGGACTGTGTTGTAGATCATTCCTGGTTTTGCTTTTTCATTGTAAGCAGGATTACCAGGCTGCACTAATGCTGACTGAGCCGCTATTATTTTAAAAAACGGAACAGTTAACGTAGTGCTGTCAATGTTATCAAATGATTTTGATAACAGTCCTTCTAAGTCCTTCTCTGTCATAGATGAAGGAACTTTAGCTTCTTTTTTTACAGCTAGTTGTTTGTTCATTATACCTCCGGTTGTTTAAGTTCTGTAGATGTCTCTACATAAATTCCAAACAAATCATCTGGAACATCTTTACCTTGCTTGATCTGATCTTTAACAAAAGCTTTCAGCTGCATGGCATTGATTGTTTCTTTTTTGTTTAGAATTAAACTTTGGAATTTAGGATTTGATTTAACAAATTTTTCCAAAGCTTGCGCCGTACTGTCTTGACCTTTTGTAAAAGGAAAAGAAAGTTCACTTCGGATCAAGTCCGCAAAATTATTATTTCGTAACCATTGCATCGCCTCTTCGGTTCTGTCTTTTGGTATTCGTGAATAATAATTTGTCTTTAGTTTTACAGAAGACCCATCACTTAGTTTAAGTTCTGAAACGCCTGCTTCAGACATCAATGAAGGTATAACCTCACTCGATATTCTTTGCTCTGTTGCTTTTTTCATACTTAACTGTTTTTCAAGAACGTCTATCTCATCTCGGACGGATCGTAACTCGAAACACACCTTACTAAGTTCGGAGATCTTCTGGTTGTCTATGTTTAGTTTACTCATAGGACCTCCACGACTAGATGTAATTATCTATTTGACTTAAGTCAATCTATAATTATATAAAAAGTTTTCATGTGGAAAAAATATCCGTTTAAAACACAACCGTACGAACATCAAAAAAAAGCTTTAGAACTTTCTTTTGATAAAGAATGTTTTGCATATTTTATGGAAATGGGTACAGGAAAAACAAAAGTTGTACTAGATAATGTAGGTATCCTAGCCCACAACCACAAGATAGAGGGTGCTTTAATAATTGCACCAAAATCAGTTTATAGTATTTGGGCTAATGATGAAATCAAAGCACACTATCCTTTTGATGATATTGATATTTACTTATGGAAGACACCTAATAGTATGAAAGAACGTATAAGAGATGCTGCTTTTTTCAAAAATGATGGCACATTTAAGTTCTTTATAATGAATGTGGAAGCATTATCTGGAACAAAAGGAGCTAATGCTGCATTAAAATTTGTTAATAATTTCAAGTGTTTAGTTGCTATTGATGAATCTTCTAAGATAAAAAATCATCAAGCTAACAGAACTGTAAATGTTTTAAAATTAAAAGAAAAATCTTTATATCGTAGAATTTTAACTGGAACTCCAATCACAAATTCACCTCTTGATGTTTATACTCAGTTTGAATTCTTAGATAAAGAAATTTTAGGACACACAAGTTTTTATACTTTTAGAAATAGATACTGTGTGTTTCATGAAAATATTGTGAATGGTAAAATTGTAAAGTTTCCAAAATATTTTACAAATTTAAATGAGTTAGAAGATAAAATTAAATCTTGTTCTTTCAGAGTAACAAAAGAAGAATGTTTAGATTTACCAGAAAAAGTTTATCAGAAAAGATTTTGTGAATTGTCAGATGAACAACAAAAAGTTTATGATGAATTAAAAGACAGAGCATTGAGTATTATAGGAGATAGCAGTGTAAGCTTTACACATAAGTTGACTGAAATACTAAGATTACACCAAGTAGCAAATGGTTTTGTAATGAACGATGATAGATCAATTATAGAATTTAAAACTGCTGATAAATTAAATTTGTTAATGGAAACTTTAGATGAAATACAAGGTAAAGTTATTATCTGGGCTAACTACACATACAACATTAGACAAATAGAAAATGCATTAAAAACAAAATATGGTCCTGAGAGCACTGTTACATTTTATGGTGATAATAGTACTAATGAAAGAATTGATGCAAGAGAAGGTTTTCAAAAAGGTAATGTTAGATTTTTTGTTGGCAATCCTCAGTCAGGCGGCTATGGTTTAACTTTGACAGCTTCATGCACTATGATTTATTTTAATAATAGTTATAACTTTGAATATAGAGAACAATCAGAAGCAAGAATACATAGAATATCCCAAAAACAAAAATGCACTTATATAGATTTGATTTGTAAAGACACTATTGATGAAAAAGTAATTTTAATTTTAAAAAATAAAATAAAATTATCTGCAAAAATTCTGGGAGAACAAGCTAGAGATTGGTTATAGTTCTTCTTCGAAATAATATAAAAAAGCAATAATTGCTCCTAATGCACCTAGTGCTAAAAATAATGGACTACAAGAAACAAAAGCCTCTTTAATGACACCGGTTTGTTTCCATTTAAAATTAAAAACTAATAAAGGAATAACACTCAAACTTAAAAATAAATATAATATGATTACCCATTCAGGCAGTTGCTTGATTAGCATTTGAAAACTTTTCATAATATTGATCAACTCTATTCAACCACAATTTTTCATAATGATTGTAGTTTATGTTATTTAAATCAAAACTTTGAAAAACTAAATCAGGGGTACACATAAAAATTTTTCCCCGTAAAATTTCTCCGTATAATTCTTTATGTGCCATACTATAAGCAACTAGCTGACAAAAATAGTCATCTATCCATTCTTGGCGTTTAGGTTTGTTTGCTTGTTTAAAGTCACCTATGGTTGGTTGATTTTCCATTAGACAGACTAAATCAGCTGTACCTGCCCATTTATCCTTATAATGCAAGGAAATCTCAGAACCCCATATTTCATTGATGTTTTGCATATTATCCATAATTTTATGAGCCATTAAAACCGCACTAGAGGCCTCAGGATCGCTATTTTCATACTTTAGGCCTAATAGGGTACATTCTATAACCCTATGCATTTCTGTGCCTCTATTAGAAGATTTAAGTGTTATTTCTCTTGCTTTTTCTTCACCTATTCTTTTCTTCCAAGATTCTAAAAAACTTTTGTCTTTAGTCTCTGAAAGTATAGTGGTTACACTTGGAATATACTTACCATCTAAACTGTAAGTTCTTTTATTATCTTTAGTGTCCCTTGGAATTTTTTTGTAAGAATATTTCTCTACAACTTTAAATTGATATGTTTTACTCACTCAGGGTAGACTAACTATTTTGTTAGTAAATTCAAGAGAAAAAATATAGTGGTACCCATTGCAGTCATGACCATTGTCATTGAAACAATAACAATTTTTTCTAACCGCGCGACTCTTAATTTGACTTCTTCTATTTTATCAAAAGTTTCCTTTTGCATTATTCTGCATAATTTTTCATGTTCATGAATTTTGATTAATGCAGTTTTACCGTTGGGACTAGATCTAGGCATTTACAAAACCTCCTTTTTTCATCATAGGTGGTGTTGGTGTAGTTTGTTGTTGAGCAATAGTTGCACCAATTGTATCTCGTGGAAATAAACCCTGATATACATCTGCAGTTACTTGAGGAATTACTGGTTGTGCTACAGGTGTTTTAGCTGAAGCTGGCACTTGTAAATCCATTGGATTAGTTATGAAGTCTCTAACTCTTGGTTGAGCTGCGACTTGTCTTCCTCTTTCTGTATCTAAATTGTCTATT